TCATACCCTTGAGCATCTCTGCTTGAATGCCTGCATCAGCCAAGTTGTTAACAATCTTGTCTGGGTCAAGGTCGAGAGTTTTTGCAATGTCTCGTACAATGACATCCATCTTAGCAAATGGGGCAAGCATCGGATTAGCAACAACACCGAGGAATTGAAGCAGACGTTGACTCCTAACTTCGTTGGCCATCAAGCTTTCAGTGCCGCGAGCTACAACCTTAAGATCACCCTTAATAGCGGGGTCAAAGTCAAACTGCATGTTGAAAGCAAATAAAGCTTTACCGAGGGGGGCAAGAAGATAATCATCAATGTTCTTAACAACAGTCTTAATACCGCTAGCAGCAGCATTCATAAACATAGAAATACCTGACGCAGTACGACCAACACCGTTAATGTTTGTCTGGCCGTAGCTGTACGAAGGAAGTCCTGTGCTTTCATCTGCCAAGACACGAGCCTTGTCAAACAGCATCATATTCTGTTGCGACACGTTGGGGAACTCTGTACCAAAGATTGATTGTCCCGGAGCACCACCTTGACGTTTGAACACTTTACCCGGATAGATTTTAAGGTCTTGCCCCGGACTCAGGTTGTTCTCATCAATCTCAAAGATCAAGTTACCAGAGAGCACAGCGTTGTCAACAGCCATCCTCATAAAGCCATTCATGAGAATCTGTGTGTCTTCCATGTTCTCTGCAATACCAACCCCAAAGAAGCTGTACGGATTAATTTCGTACGGAACAGCTTGGTAGGGAATACGAGTTGGTTTGAACGGGTTCATAACACAGCGGATAACTTCTCCGTTGCACACCCAGATATTGACATTGAGTTGATCGTAGTCTTTTAGACTTTTCGGAACTTCAATCCCATTCTCTCGTAACATCTTTGCATCGACATACCCCCAAAACTCTAGGGCTTCAAACCTTTCAACTGTGCTGCTAGAGGACTCATCCTCCATCACCATCTCCCACCATTCCCGTTGGTAGTCGGGGCCAAACTCGCAGGCTTTGTCAATAGCAGTTGATCTAAAATAGGGTCGATTCTTAAGCTGTTTTAAGTCTTGTTTTGAGAGCTTGTGCCGCTGTACAGCATACTCACTCTCTTCCATGTTTGCAGCGTCTGGGTCTGGGTAGAAATTCCAGACAGATACATACTCCACTACAGGGACAGTCTTAATCTCAGGGTCATATTCTCCTGTATCTGTCCAACGTGGGTACTCTTTCTCAACAGCAAATGGACCCTTCATGATACCAGTGCCAAAGAGGGCCATCTCAAAAGCTACAGAGCGTAGGTGTTGATTGGCTGAACTCTCTTCTAGCTGATCTTGAATCTTTTTTTCCATACGCTTTGCAGCAAGCATGGCGGGTTCAATTGTAATTGCGCTAGGAGTGCGTCCTTGTCCTTCTACAAGCTTACCAAACAGGGGGGCTTGGTTCACATAAGCCTTAGTCTCGGGGGAATCAAAAGCTGGGTCAAAACTCACTGCTTCCGCGATACCCTCGGGTAGACGGGAAGGCTCAATGGTCAGCGGGAACTTATTGTTACCGAAGAGTACATCGACAATCTGACCGTACGCAGCAAGAACCTTTGTCTTAGTGACTTTAACAAAGATGCGAGACTTTTCAGAATCAGTGAAGACCGTATCAGCGCCGTACAAACCACGATAATTCCGGTATGACGTAATAAAACGCTGTTCATCCGTATATTTCTTAGTTTTAGCTCGGCTGTATCTCTGTCTGACAAAAGAAACTATCGGAGAAACCCTTTGTTCTTCTGACACATCCTTGGCTACATCATCAAGAGCTTCTACTTGATCGGAGAGCACTTCAAACGGAGTTTCATCTTGATTCATTGTTCACCTTAATACCCAAAGATTCTACTTGATGGGTTAAATTCATCCCCACTAACTTCGGGATTAAAATCGAAAAGAGAAGATCGAGGTCTACTACGTAAGCCATAACGAAGGGCATCATACAAGTGGTCGTGAGCGTAGCTTGTATCTACATCCTCTGGATTACTCTTATCCAAGGGAATAGCTGGAAGCTGTGCAATCAAGTTAACACAGGTGTCAAAGACTTGCATACGAGGTTCACCCGTAAATTCGTCTACTTGTAGCCGCCTATGTATTTCGTTCTTACCTGCTACACGGCTGCCTTTGCTACGGTCAGCAGGTCTCCAACGACATCCACGGCCAATCATCTGATCTGCCAGAGACGGGCCTGTATCACCTCGCTGGTGCCACAGAGAGCTATCTAGCATACCATAACGAATCAAGCCATCGTATTTCTCTGCATCCAAAATCATGTCTGCCAAGTCAATAGCCAACACCTTAGAGACGTACAATTCCCTGTAGACGAAAACTTTTTCTGTCTTAGGTTCTATTGCAAACCAGAGAACACCAGAATAACTTCCGTACCCGTAGTCGCAAGCCCTGAACTTTATCCAATGATTTGGTACATCAAAAGGCTCAGTGACGTGAATCTTACGATTCCATTCAGTGAAGGCGCTTCCCTCTGCTACATCCCAGTCACCATACAACAATTGCTTGCGTTGATGTTCTGGCAGAGACAAAAGGGTTCTACGATACTCTTTATCTCTTGTCAAATAGGGGTTATCTTTTAGGGCGGCAGGGATAAACCTACGTCGAAAGAGGGGACGACCGTAATCTTCGCTCTCTTCGTCATCGTCAATCATCACCTCGCCTGTCTCTACATTAGTGGCCCAAAAGGCTTTACCAGCAGGAGCAGGGTCGATAAACATTTTCTTGACCCACATGTGTCCGGGTCCACCGGGGTTGGTGGAAGCCCTCATAGACAACGGGAGGTCAGGAGCAGTTGTACGAAGACGGCTGTACATGTAATTCCACGGATAGGCTGTAGGCCACTGGGTAAGCTCGTCAAAACCAATCCACGTAAAGGCTTGCCCTTGGTATCTCAGAACATCATCATCTCTTTCAAGGTAGGACATCCAGAGTTGAGCGCCGGAAGGGAATGTCCAAGTCTTATCTCGTTCACTCCACTTACCCCTTACTGTGGGGTTGTCGTACAGGGTCCTACTCTCACGAATAAGGTCACGCAGTTCTTCTGTTGTACGACGAACAAGAAGACCGCTAAATTTTGGGTGGCTAAAATATCTTACAGGGTCAGCCAGCATAGCGAAAGACTTGCCACCACCTGCTGCACCACCGTAAAGGATTTGACGCTCTGAGGCAGCTAGGAATATACTTTGAGGGCCTTCATTTGGCTTAAAGATGATCCGTTCTTCTACGGCAGGCTCTTTATCCTCTTCTTCAATCTCAGTTACGAGCGGAGATTGGGGAATCTGGATCGAGGGCGTCTTCAAGGTCGAAGGTGCTTTTGCCGAGCTTGTCTTCGTGCGCCTTGGCTTTTTGGTAAGCGTCCTTATAGACTTCGGCCCACTTTTTAAGAGTTTTAGCTTTATTTCCTCGTCTTCGGTCATCTTCTACTCTTTTGTGTAGCCCCATGTGCGAAATTGTACGTCCGGTTACATCAGATAACCAGCGTGATACAATACGGTAGGAATAGCCTTCTCTCAGATGCTTTTTAGCTTGTTCGAGAGCTTCAAGTTGAAAGACATCAGGCTCTAGTATCTTGCCATCAGTTTCACTGACTTTATAACCAAAAGGGATAACACGAGACAACCGAGGCACAGACTTCCACTCTTTACCAGAGAGGTTAAGAATGTCTTTTTGTGCAGGTTGCATCATGACTATTTCCTTTTAGGTTGGCGTCTAGAGTTGACTTTTTGACTAACAACACGAAGGTTGGAATCTGAGCCGTTTCTGGGGTTAAAATCTTTGTGGTCAACGTGGAGTCCATCGCCCTTTTTCACCCTTCCGGCTTTTTCCATCTTACGACGAGCTTTATTACGTGCAGCCCTATCGGCAATGCCTTCTGGTGTACCTTGTGTGGCTTTGTATTCTTTTTTATAATCACGAGGCTTGGCCATTACTCTTCCTCTTCGTCTTCGTCAACCTGCTCTGTCTCTTTACTGGGTAGGTAGAAGATTCCCCCAGAAGTTTTCATCTCAACTTTTTCAACCTTAGCAAGACCGGCACGATCAAGAACATCTTTAGCTGTAGCCAGAAGTTCTTTGTTGCCAATAGCAACAGGGTTGTCTAAAATACCAACAAGTTTAACTGCTGCTTTAGGTGCATTCTGAGAGATGTATTTCTTTGTAGCCTCGATAATGTCTTCTTCAAGACGTGTCACTAAATCTCTAGTCGGGTAGCTTTCGCTATACCCTGCCAGCACTTTGGCTTTAGCTGCATTACCATCAGTAGTAGAAAAGAGAAGCTCAATAAAAAGTTTCTCTCTTTCATTCAAACTTCTCTTTTCCAATTTGTTTCCTTTAGCAGCTTTTCTTGCCCTTAACCATTCCGCCCTTTGCGTAGGCAGACTTGGCACTTTTACCCCGCCTCTTAGCAACTGGCATCATAGAGGGCCGGGGCGGTTTTTTGCCCGCCATCTCTGCAATCTTTTTACCCACATTCATCTTCATGTTATTCATGTCGTAACCTCATTTAATTGTTTTACAGGCTAAGTGCTAGCGCCAGTTTTGACGTTTTACGTGCTTCTAGCACTGCTTCTCTTAGTGTAAGTCCCGGTAGAATCTCTGAGTTAAAGATAATTTCAATAGCCTCGGAGATCGGGATGTCGCCTAAAGTAATTTCGGAAACAGTTCCAGCGGAGGAGCCAGAAAGACCAAGAGTCCCAGCAGCAGTGCCAGAAATATTCACCGACCCCACAACACCTGTGGCAGAACCAGTGAAAAGAAGAGACCCCGCGCTAGACCCCCGAATAAGGACAGAAGTAACCCCTGATCCACCAAGAGGAATAGTACCGCTAGCAACCCCAGAAACAGCCACTATGCCTGTGGCAGAACCGACAAGCGAGATTGTACCTGAGGCAGAGCCGTTTACTGCTCCAAGTGTTGTGATAGTGCCTGTAGCAGAACCCAAGAGGGGTACATCACCACTTGCAAGCCCACTGACGTTGACCTTTCCGGCTGTTGTCCCAGAAAGGGGCAATGTGCCAGCCATAGTGCCAGATACAACCACCGCACCCGTTGCAGCCCCAGTGAGGGGTAGCGTCCCAGAAACAGTGCCGGTAATCCCGCCGCCTACCGGGGGCTGATTGAGCAGCAGTAGCAGCATGGCTTACTTCCTTTTTTTTGCTGCGTTACCGGCTGATCGCGATAGAAGACATATTTTGCAAGCTCGACGAAATGTTAAGCAGGAATCCCAGCTTGGTTTCGCCGTCGATCAGGTAGGACATCGCACATTTTGCCCCCACCACTGCCGTACTCGGCGGGATAGGCAGATATGTTCCGGGGTCCAGAATCCTGTTTTTCAGATCGAACCGCGCAAAACGCTGCGTGCCGTTGACACACAGATGCAGGAAGCGACCCTGCATCGTCACCGGATCGTAGGCCCCGCTGGTGCCGGTCGTGAACGTCTGCGCTTTCGCCCCGTACCAGATGTCAGGAGACCAGACCCCGTTCGCGCCACCTGCGATGTCAAGAATATCAATCGCCGCCACGTTGCCGCCCCTGACGCGGAAGATATGCGAGTGCCGCGCCGCCTTCTGCGCATCAGGCACAATCCCGAAACTGCCGGTCACGACAACGCCTGCTGCACTTGCCGCAGCCGGGGCGGCAAAGGTCGTGGTGTCCCAGGCGTTCGCAGCGATGTTGTAGGTGTAGACAAACGCAGAGCCGGTAAAGCACAGGATTTTGTCGTCGTCATATTCGACGACAAATTTGGCGCTGGAAGAAGGCGTGACGGCCCATGCAGCCACCGTGAACGCCCCG